CGCAGCGGTCGTCAAGAGTTTTGCGCAGTGTTCAAAGAAGGGGAAGACTGACCCTGTCCGGAGCCATCCTCCGGCTCTATGCCTGCACGGCGTCCAGTATGCGCAGCACCCGTCCGGTCAAGAAAGAACCCCGCCCTGTTTCCAAGGCGGGGCCGGCAGTGTTCACCAAGGTCGAACTCACAAACCGCTCCGGAGCCATCCTCCGGCTGCTATGCCTGCCAGATCATTCCGGCACCTGTTTCCACAGGGCGGTCACCTTGGCCGCAACAGCACGATGTCGCGGGTGCCCGCTGTCCTTGTAGGCTTGGTGTTCCGGGTTGTTCGGATTGGTCTGGATGTCGCGGGCCAAATCGGCTGGGCTGAGATTGGCAACGGACGGCGCTGGGATGTGTCCTGCGGGCCGCAGTTTGGTGGCGAGTGCAGCAAACGCATCGACCGCTGCCACGCCGATGAAGGCGTCGCTGGTGGGGTCGAAGGCTTCCGCTGGCAGATACTCGGCAGCGGCTTGGCGAGCTTCGGAGAGAATCGCGTTGGCGTTGTCTCCATGGCGCTTCCGCAGTTCCGCCTGGTCGGCTTCGATGAATCCCTGACGCATCTGCGCGGCCTGATCCTGCGCGGCCTTCTGTCGCTGCATATCGAAGGCGGCGAGGCGTTGCGCTTCGGCTGGAGTCAACCCAAGCTCATGCGCCACCGCGCGGAATTCGGCGGTGGCTGCTTTCCAGTCCGTTCCTTCTGGCAGACCTTCGGGGGCGGGGATGTCGTAGGCGTCCGGCGTCTCAGGTGCGCCGCGTACCTTCCGCAGTTCTGCCTGGAATGCCTGCTGCTCTTCGGGAGTGGCGTGTTCTCCGGGAAACTTCAGTCCTTTGGACCGGGCGGCCTGCATGTTGTCCCGATGGGATTTGAGCAGGGTTCCGAGGTCGGGATACTGTGCGGCCATGGCGCGGAAGTCCCCAAGGGATTCCGGCAGCTTACTGGTCCAATCCGGGGCGAACTTCCCGGAGTCGTCCGCGAAAAGGGCGGCGTGCCACGGCTGGGCTTGCGGCGGTTCCTGTGTTGGCGGTGCGGCTGGCGGTGGTGCTGCGGGCGGTGTGGTTGCTGGTGGTGCTTGTTCGCTCATTGGATGCGTGGTTCGTTAAGGAGGGCTTCGATGTTCCAGCCCGCTGCACGGAGCGTTGGCATGGCATCGGGATGGAAAATCTGCACCCACTTGATGAACGCGGGCGACTGCTCCCCGGCGAGCCAGTGGAACTGGACGCCTGCCTCACGGGCGAGGGCGAGCAATGCGCCGACGGTCCAGGCTTGGCGCTGTTCTTGCGTGGGCGCTTCTCCGGTTCCACCAACGGAGGCGACGGCGGCGGCTTCAACCTGCGGTTTCCGGCGGCGGCGTTTTGGAGGTGAGGGTTGGGTATCGGAGGGCGGCGTAGGTTCGGTCGTCTCGCTCATGGTGCGTGGCTGGGTCGATGGTTGTGCTGCGAATCAAGGCGGACACGATTTCTCTGCGCCCGATTTCTCGGGCCACGTCCTCCGGCGTCCGTCCTTCCGGGGGATACATTGGGTGGGCCACTGCCATCAGGCATTCAGCCAGATCGGTTCCGGCTTGGCCGGAGAGTGCGGAGCGTGCGGCGTCCCGGAATCTGTCGAGCAGCCCCACGCGGGCGAGTTGGTTTTCCAGCGGAGTCATATCATGCCAGCCTGCGCGGCTTGGGCCGCAAGCTCTGGCTGCTTGGCGGCGAGGTCAAGCATTTGCTGCTGCTGCGCCTGCTGGGCCTGCGCCTGTCGGATCGCGGCCACGGCGTCGGGGTCGTTGATCCAGTCGGCCGGCACGCCACGCCCACGGGCAATCTCGCGGAGTGCTTGGTCGAGGTTGAGGTTGTCGAGCAGGGACGGCTGCGCTTGGATGAGCGGACCCATTTCCCCGACAGTGGAGAGCAGGGCTTCGGAGTTGAGGGAGTCCACGGCAAACGCGAGGCGGCTGGTCTGCACCGTGTTCGGGAAAAGGATCTGCTGGCCGCTGGGCGTGTCTGCCACGGCATCCGGTGGCACCTCGCCGAACCTTCCGGAAATGACCAGCCTCATGAATACAGCCTCGAGGAGCGGGTTGAGGAATTCGGTGGTCAGCAGGGTGAATGCCGGACTGATCTGGCCAACCTGCTCCCGCTGGCGGGCGAGGATCTCGGTGGCGGTCATCTCCCGGTCGATGGGCGAGACGGCCTCGAAAAGTGTGGCATGGAAGGCGCGGCGGATGAATTGCTCCCTCCGCTCCAGCACGTCCATTCCGATCCGGTAATCGGCTCCGGAATCTGCCCAGGTCTGCGGCGCGTCCGCCATGTCCCGCACCTGGGTGACTCCGCCGGCGCTCAGATCGATGTGGCCAACGGCTCCCGTTTTGGCGATGATGCGCGGCTCCACGCCTAGCTGCATGCGGGCGTCGAGGAGGCGGTTGACCTTGTTCACGCCTTCGATGTCCGCGATGCTGATGATGGCTGGGCTGATTCCCCAGACGGAATCATCGTGCCAGCGGAGCCAGCGACTGACGAAGACGGGCATGGATTCAAAGCCGGATTCCGCCGTGATTTTCTTGGAAGCCTTGTGGATCTGGTAGCTGGCCACCGGGAGTCCGAATGGGCCACCGCGTGGGTTCCGGTCTGCCGGGGAGCGTGGGACGATGGCGTGGACGAATTCGTGCAGCGTGTTCCCCTTGTTGCTGCGAACTTCCTTCTGGCACTGGTCCGGCGCTTCTGGCCCAAACAGTTCAACCGCTTGGCGGCTGGTCAGTCTGTACTTCCGGAAGACTCGGTCGGCAATGCCGGCTGCGTTCTCGGAGAATCTGAATGATCCGGCGGGCCAAAGCTTGAAGTTGAGCGCGGCACCGTTCCGTCCCGGCTCGACCATCATGGCGGCGGTCCCGTAGGTGCATCGCTCAAGATGGAACTGGTGGGCGACGGTGTAGAAATTGGAGTTCCCGAGAATCCGGTGGGCCTTCTGGGAGGATTGGGCGAGCCATGACTTGAGGGCTTCCGAACCTTCCCGGCCTTCGGTCGGCTCCCACCGGAACCATGGAGTCTGTGATGGCGTCGTCCATCCAAGCAGGCCGGAAGTCAAAACCCGCAGGGAGTCCTGGGCAATGGCCGCATACTTGCGGATGGAAGGGGAAGGCGTGTTGCTGGCTGTTGAGAACGTGAGCCAGCGTTCCGGAAGGCAAAGCTCGGCACACTCACGCCAGATGTTTTCCCAACTGGTGGCGTCACCGTCCAGTTGCGCCAGTTCCTCAAGCAGTCTTTCGGCCAGCGTCATAGGATGGTTGGGCTTCCGAGCATGGAACCGCTCACGGACTGGGCGAACCCGTATCGGCGCCCGGCTGCTCGGCTCATCTCGCGGCGCTGGGCGGCGGCGTCAGAAGCGGAGCGGGTTGCCATCGGAGCCATCGGCTCCGGTGCGGGCGGGGCGAGTTGCTTCTGAGCCTTCAGCTGCTTCTCCATCAGTTTCATCTGCTGGCTGAATTGGCGCTGCGACTGCTTGCGGTTGGCCTCTGCCTCTTTCTGGGCGGCGTTGGAATTTCCGGATCTCATGGGCGTGCCGGAAAATTCTGCGGCCGTGCCGATGATACACAAGTGCGGATATTTCCGGTCTTGACGCCAGAAATGCCAGCAATTCCCCGAGGTCGCCAGCGGCTGCCCAGACGTACCAGAGCGCGGAACCGGGATGCGCCTGCCACGGGTCGGCCATCTGCTGCCAGTCCCGCACCGGGCGGGCCATGACGAATGCGGTGGCCGTGGAGAGGATCAACCCATGGGACAGGTGGGCGGCCATGGCGTCGGCAAATCCGACTCCCGGCGTGTTTTCGTGCATGGCCATGGCAATCTGCGCGGGCGTCATTGGAAACGGGTGACGCGGACGGGTCCGGCGGATGCCAGTGGCGCGGGGTCGTAGAGGTGCAGCCCATCGGCCATTGCCTGCGCTAGTTGTCTGGCGGCGTCGGCAGTGTGGCTGCAATGGTCATGCACCGGGATTTCCCGGCCACCCTCTACCTTCCTCCGGTAATTCTCAAGGCAGCCCAGCCCGGACGGAAGGTCTGCGCCAGTCTCGGAAATGCGCGGCGCGTCGGTGCGCTTGTCGAAGTAGGAACGCGAGAGAACCTTCCGGAGTTCCCCGATACCCAGCCAGATGTTGCTGACCCTTGGCACCGTGCGGATGCTGATGTCGGGAATGCCGGCGGCCACCAGTTGGCTGCGGTAGGACAGACCGGACCCTCTGTCTCTGGTGTCCACGTCGTGCGGGAACAGGTTGAGCGCGATGGGTCGGCCCATCTCCTGCGACCATGCGCGGATCTGGTCGGCGGTCTGCGCGGCTCCGGTCCCGGTCTGCTCGTAGTGTCGGAGCCACAGAATCTGGTTGGGCATGACCTGCACAAGCCAGGCGGCGGCGGCGTCGGCAATCCCAATGTCCCAGACCGTCAGCAGCGGCACGCCCGGTTCCGGGTCCAGCTGCATGACTCGGCCCTTGGCGCGGGCCTGTGTGATCTGTGGGTAAATCTGTCCGGCCACCACGCTGCGGATGCACTCGTCCGGCGTCGATGGGAACTGGGTGAACATGTCCGGCCCCTGCACGCGGGCGCGGGCAACGTACCATGCTTGTTGGGCGCGGGTCAGCTGGATGCCATGCTCAGTACCAAGCTGCTCGAAGTAGGCGGCCTGCTCCGCCGGGGCGACCCACGTCGGTCCCGATTCAAGCACGTAGTCCGGATGCTGCCACCATGCGAAGAACCAAAACTGCCAGTCTTCGGCGGTGAGCGGCTGGCCGTGGGTAGACAGGGCGTCCTTGAACAGGGCATAGGCCTCGCCGTAGGTTCCGCCTTCCATCGTGGTTTCGATGTCGATGCGGCCTCCGGTCGGCACGGCGTTCAGCGATTGGCGGCGAATCCGCGCAGCCTTCTGTGGGTTCTCCACTGACAACGGGCCAGCCTCTGACCAATGCAGCCGCTGAGGGGTGCCACCCACAAAGCTCACTCCCGCCTCCTGCTTGCTTCCGTTGCTCCACTCCAAGGTGGAAGCATTCTGTTTCAGCAGCGGGTTGGCCTTGTGGATCCAGCGCCATAGGGTGCCGATCTCCCGGCGCGGGTGCTGCGGGCCTGCGGTCCACGCCGTGCTGGCGATGTCGATCTTTCCCTCGGCGTGTACCTGGGTGAGGTCGATGTGAGCCGCGTGGATTCCTCCCGGCGTCCAGATACAGGCGTCGAGGTTGTCGATGACGATGGCGGTGGAAATGCCCAGCTTCCGGGCCTTCGGCACGAAGTTCCGGTTATGGCGGGTCGTGAGGAATCGCCACTGCTCGGGGCGCGGCACGAACGGAACCAGCTGCCCGGAGGCGTCCCGGATCTGGTACAGGTTAGCCAGCCTCCATTCCCGGCTCTGGAGGCGGCTGGCAAATTCCCGCTCGGCTGGTGTCATGTGTTCGATGTTACTCTACAATCAACGACCCAGACCCATGGGTTTTCGTGCAGCGGCGACTGGCTCCACTGGGTTGCAAACCATACCCGCGGGTCCGGTCCTTTCTGCATGTTAGGAAACGGGCACCCTTCCGCCATGGCGTCGCCTCTGGTTATGTCCCGCAACCGCTCAACGCGGACGCTTTGGTTTTCCAACCAGATGCGGGAGTGCTTGCGCGGCATCTGTGTTGAGGATGTCCAACGCACTTCCCTTTGCGGATCGCCGGGAACGATGCTGGTCCATCGGTGTCCGCTTTTGTCCTTAGCATCAGCCCGATAGACTGGTTCGCCGTATTGAGTCAGCGCAAACGTCTCCCGTACCCACATGCGGTCTCCCGGTTGTCCGTAGGGGCAGGTCCACCGACCGCACGCCCCGGCAGGGTATGAAAACGTGCCGAATGAATCGAGCTTCGGCGGACCATCATAGCTCCGACAGTCTGGCTGCGGCTTAATGAGCCTCCTGAACTGCGTTTTGCGACCGTCGAGGATGGCGCGGACTTTTGCTGCCGTGAATGTGATGGGGTATTCTTTCATGTCGGCTGTGAATGTGATGGGGTATTCTTTCATGTCGGCTGATACGTTCCTTTGACCACGGCGAAGACCACCATTTCCGCGGCGTGCAGTGACGGGCCTTCGGTCTGCGCCTTGTCCCACCCGTTCATCCGCATGAGGTGGCCGGCGGCTGCCAGCTTGTCCGGCATCTCCACCCGCTTCACTGCGCCGCTCTCGTGATACTCGACCCGGTGCGCGATGCGGTGTTCCGGCGTCACCTCGGCAATCGGCGTGCGGATGATCTGCGCGAAGAAGCTCTGGAGTTCGTCCCGGCTGATCTCGCTCCGGGATGCCTGCTTTTCCTTGAGCCAATGCACGCGGGCCGCCACCTCGGGGCGTTGGAGAATCAGCTTGGCGCTTCGACGGTGGTGCGGTTCGAGCGTGTGGTCGTTGGCCACCTCGCGGTAAACCTCGGCCTCGCTCACCTCCGGGTTGCTCAGGAGGTGCTGGACGAACGCTTCCGAGAATCGGTCCTGCAACGGATGCTCCGGACCAAGAAGGAGTTTCGGGGCGACCTTACGTTTTACGGAGGGCATAGTCTGTGGTTTCGCATTCGAGGATCACGGAACCGCCGCGGTGCATGCGGCTGCTGATCCGGGTGTCGGCCTGATCCCACTCGGAGGTGGGCAGGTTGGTGGTGATGATTGTCCACCGTCCCAGCCGGGTGTTCAACAGATTGTAAAACAGCCCGATGGTGGAGGCTGTCCGGTGTTCGGCTCCGGCGTCGTCGATGACCAGCACCTCAGCCTCGCGGGCAATGTCGATGCGCCGGCGGATGTCCTCGTGCGCCTGCCAGCGGGTGGCGGTGTCCGGCCAGTTGAGGAATTTGGTGGGCGTGGTGCTGCGGAGGTGTGGCCGCACGGCGTCCAGGATCATGCTGGCCAGTAAGGTCTTCCCGGTTCCGTTCCCGGCTCCGGCGCGTCCATACAGGGTGAGCCAGATTGGCGGATGGCGGTGGATGATGGCGGCTGCGTACCGTTCCCCCCACTTCCGCATTTTGCGGAGGACCGGGTCGTCGAACGTCTGGAACCCGTCAAAAGTCGGTGGGGAGGAAGTCCCCGTCGAGGGCGGCCGGGTTTGCTCTGGGCGTTGCCGCCACGTTTCTTGTAGGCTGGCGATTCGCTGGGCGATGGTTTGCATGGGTTTCCAGTTTGTGGAGGTTCAAGCCCTGCCAGTTTCCGTCAATTGCTGCGGTGATGCGGTCCGCTACGATCTGCGGGCCGTGGGATTTTGTGAAGGTCTCCACAGCGTTCGCGGAGAGGCGGGCGGCCTGTGCGGTCCATGGAAGCCGCAGGCGGGAAGCGGGGTTTGATGCGCGAGTCTGACGGTAGGTCTGCCACTCCTTCCACGCGGCCAGCACCTGCGGGCCTACGGATTCCGGCGGGCTGATGGTGCAGGCTTCCGGCTCCGGGCCATAGGTTGTGCGCTTCGGTTTGGGAACCTGCTCCTCGACGGGAGGCGGTTCCGGCGGCGGCACGGAGCGGCGCAGTCTCCATGCGGCTGTCCGCTCGGCGCTGGTCCCCTTGCCGGGCCGCATCTCCACCGTCCCGTCCGGAGCAACGCGGACGGTGTAGCGGTGGGTGGCGGCGGCTTCCATGAGCCGGATGAGTTCCTCGGGGGTCATGGCATCAGCAGTTCCGCCTGTGAAATCCACCCGCCGTTGCCATCCGCGATCCGGTTTCCGTCCGGGCTGGCGTAGGCTTTGGGGCCGGGTTTCAGTCCATGGCTGCGGACGGCACGGATGGCGTCGGCCTTGGTGCTGGCCATGGCGTAGCAGGAGATTCCGTTTCCGTTCAAGGAGACTCCCCAGCGGCGGAATCCGCGGGGCCAGTGCGAGGATGTCATGGCTGCCCTCCTCCGCTCAATTCCTCAAGCTCCAGTACCCGGTATGCCAGAAGGTCGACAAGGCTGTCTTCGTGGTTGGGCGTGGCTTCCAAGCGGGCCAGCTTCACGCATTGCATGAAGCACCAGACCTGCTCCTTGGTCAGTATGATTCCTGCGTGCTGCGCGAATAGTTGGGCAATCCGGGCCGCGCTGCGTTCCCGCTTCGCTCCGGTCCCGCTGGTGTCGTATTCGGTGCCGCTCCGTTTGATGGCGTGCAGCGCCCTGGTGAGTATTTCTTCGGCTGTCATTTGATTCGGTAGTGGTTGGT